TCCTCATAATAAACAGCAAGACCAAATCCATTCTTAGATTTACATAATGCAACTGTACCTATATTAAACTGTTTTGTCTCGTTTCCCCACTTTTCAAGTTCTTCTTTAAATATATCAAAGTCTTTTTTTCTTACTCTTCTATACCAATCTCTTGTCGGTTCTGGTGAGTTAATTCCATAATGCTTTAAAACTGTACGAGCTAAAGATAAACAATCTACTGCATGATGTTTTACAGGATCAGCACCTAATCTATAGGGTAAACCAATAAGTTGATATGGCTTCATCTATTTTGAATATCACTTGTTACAGGGAGTTTACCAACAACATCAGTTGTTAACACTAAACTTGGTATGTTACCTCCAACAGAATCTATAGCACTACTTAATAAAACTTCAACAACTTCTGGATCGTAGGATAATGAAGCAGCAAGCCATGTATCTGTTGTTAAAATATTTGTAATGTTATCAATATCATCATTAGCTGCAATACATACATTTACTTCTACAAAATATTTATTTACAACAGCTTCTTGTGCCTTTGCCATACTTAAAGGATGATTGCCCATTATTAAATTAGATTCAATATTATCTCCTGATTTATTAATAGTTGTGCCTTGATAAATAAAAGGTAAATAATGATAATTTTTACCATTAAATAAGATTGTATTTTTTACAGAGTTTGGATCTTCAGATGGTTCTCTTTTGGCATTTTGCAGTAAATGTTTTGTGCTTTTATTGCCATTTATATCTACACTAAATACTTCTACAAAAGTAACTAAAGTTGTAAGGCTCATAATCCAAGAGATGCACGTTGACTTCTAGAATTTCTAAGTGTATTTATAGTTTGTGCTTTACCTGCTATTGCACCTTGTTTTGAAGCAGCACTAATAATTTCAGGCACAGCAGATTTTGGAACGTATTCATCACCATTAAAGTTTAATGTGGGTCCTGTATATTCAACAACTGTGTTACCAGAAGAACCTGCAACTGTACCAGAATCACCAGAACCACCTGGAATAACAGCACCACCTCTAGCACCTGCTGAATATCTAGCCATCGCACCATCCATTTTAGAAGCTGGAATAATATACTCTGATTCGCCACCTTCTCCAACCATTCCCATAGTAGGAGAATTTACAACACCACCATATTGAAAAGCTTTAAATCCTCCTGATCTACTAAAACCGCCTTGTGCTGCAACATACACTGGTGCTGGTGGTAATGCACCACCGCCACCGCCACCGCCACCGCCAAAGCTAAAGCCACTAAATATACTCATAAATGCTTTATTTAAGAACATACTTGCAAGTTGCCTTGCTACATCTGCTAATACTGATCCTAATGTTCTAGATCCATCAATTAATCCCATAACAGCATTTGTCATACCACCAGCCAATATATTTTTAATTTGTTCTTGTGTTGCTTTTTGTTCATTTAATATTTTATTTCTTTCTTTTAATGCTTCATTACCTTCTACTAAAGCTCTAACTTCTGCGTGTCTTTCGGCAGGTAAATCTTTTACTAAATCTCTAATTGTTTTTTCTATTTGAGCTTTATCTTCTCCTAAAGTTAAACTTTCTTCTAAGAATAATTTTTCTTCCTGTAATTTACCGATTGTATTATCAATTAAGTTTTGTCGTTTTTCATCAACAGCAGTATTTAATTCGTTAGTTTTAAGTTCAGCAGTTTTATTTGCAATAGCTATTTTACCTGCATCTCCTTGAGCTTGAGCAATAGCAAGTGCCTGTTCCGCTATAATAAGTGCTTGTCTTTTACGAACAACCTCTTCATTTAATAAATCATCGCCTACCTTTTGTAATGCAATACGTTTATTTAAAACATTTAAATCAAATTTAGAAAAGTCTTGAGAACCACCACCAGTACCAGCAGGTGTTTTACCTGTTGTTATATCTTTAGCGTTCTTTTTAAGAATATCCTGTGAAAAATCTGTTAAAAGCTTATCGAATAGTTGTTTGTCACCAACCACTCCAAAAGGAGAGGCTATAGAAGCTGCTCTAGACATCGCATCTTGAAATGCCTGTGGATCTGTATTAGCAGCAGCCCTTTGTATTGCTGGACCTGTTAATGTTTTTATAAAATCTTCAGCTAAATTGACAATAGTAATAAAAGCAGGTGCTAATTCACTAGATAGAGTTAAAAATAGTCTTGAAGCTTCTCTTTGTAATTCGTCAAATGCAGAATCTAATTCCATCAAAGAAATAACACCTTTTGTGCCAATCATTTCTGCAAATTTTTGATTGATAATAGCTTCTGCCTGTCTTACTTTGCCTACTTGAATTAAACTTTCTATTTGTTTCTGTGTCGCTTGATCGACTTCAAATCCTAATTGTTTTAATTTATCTAAACCTAAATTTGCATCTTTTAAAGCATTACCTACATCTCTTGCTGAATCAGCAAATTTTTGCATTGAGCTTATTAAAGCAGTAGCAGCAATAGAACCAGCAAAACCACCACCAGGACTTAAAGCTTCTCCTACACCACCACCTATTGCACCACCAATAGCTTGTAAAGGACCACCACCAAATAACAAAGGAAAACCACCACCAATTAAGGTGCTCTTTAAAATACTTGCTCTTCTTGTTGAAGCTCTTAATAATTTTTCTTCATTAGCTAAATTCTTTTGAGTTTGTATATTAATTTCTTTAGCAGTTCTTAACTGTTGTTTATCAATCGCAAGGTTACTTCTGTTTAATTGAGTTATTAATTCTTCCTTTTTAGCCTGACTAATTTGTGATTGTTTAATTCTATTTTCAATAGCTAATCGTTGCTCTTTTATAGCGTTAATTTGATCTTCTGTAGTACCAGGAGAACCACTACTTGTTCTTGCAGGTCTAGGTAAACGACTACTTTGACCTAACAACTGAGATTCATTTAGTTGTATGTTTACTTCTGCAATACGATTTTCAAGCTGTCTAAATTCTTGACTACCAAGCTTTACCTTATTTTTTAAAGCTTCTAGTCTAGATATGTAATTATTTAAACCATCTATAGATTGTGTTATATCTGTTTGACTTATTAAATCAGTAACTAAATCTTTATTAGCTCCTCTTGAGCCAAGAGTACGACTTTGATCTCCTAATCGTTTATTTCTATCTTGAAATAAAGCTTGTTCTCCTCTTTGTACAGCCTGAAGTGTAGATGTATATTCTGAATTACTACGAGATAAACCTCTTAACCTATCTCTTAATGCAGAGACTTGTGTACTTATTTTATTAGTAGAACCAGTAAATTTTCTTTGTGCTCCATCAGCAGTGCTTAATGAACGGACATATTCATTAAGTGCTTTATTAGCTTTATTTAAAGCAGCAGTTTGTTGTCTTACTCTTGCACTAGGATTTCTACCTGGAGCTTGTCTATTTTCATTTGTACTTAAATTTAATCCTGTACCTTGAATATTTCTTGCTCTTGATCTGACACGATTTAGTTGTAAACCTGTTTGGTTTATTTTTTGTATTCTTTTTTGAACAAGACCTAATTCTTTAAAAGCTGCTTTTAACTGCCTTTTATCAACATTAAGAACTATCGTTTGTTGATAATTAGAGGCCACTACTTTTCTGACTACTGTTGTTTATATATTAAACTAAAATATGAAATTTACCTACGTCTACGAGCTTTTTCCATTTCTTTTTCTTGATCTTCATTTAATACTTGAAAATAAGCACTCCAACCTAAAACCTCTTCTAATGTCATCTGCCTTACCTGCGTAAGACTCATGCCTAACTCTTTAGCAATACCAAACTGCAACATCATTAAATTATCTTTTCGCAGTTCAGCACTTAATCTTTTGGGTCTATAGGTTCTTCCTCTTCTTTTAATATCGTTAACATTAACTTTTGTAAATCAGAATCTCTTACTTCATTCTTCAATACATCTATTTCACCTGCTTGAAATAATTTTTCTCCATTTTCATCCTGTGCTTTTGTTAACAATAAACGTAAAGCAAATTCGTTGGCATCATCAGACCTTGCCATTTTCTGTGCTCTTTCTTTTTCAGCTAATGTAAGAGGTGTTACCCACATTTCAAAAACAGTTCCATCAGATAATGTAACTTCTTTTCTTGTAGCTTCTAAATTTGCAGCCTTACGCAAGCGATCTATTGCTCGCATAGTTTTGGTTGATGCCATAAAAATAATATTATTACTATATCAGTCTAATTCATATCTACAATAAACTCAACCATTTATGTTGTAGCAAAATCAAATGTAGGCTGAACAGCAGGTCTAAATTCAACACTTACTGTCTGTGCGTCATCTGGGTTAACATTTAATGATGCAGAAGTTAATGTAGCTTCAAACTCAATGAATCTACTTAATGTGTCACTAACAGAACCACCAGTAAATACTTGATCCATATATAGTTTCATAGCTGCACCTACTTGCTGTCTTTGTAGTACATCTTGAACCATACGATTTACCATTGCTGTATCTTCATTTGTAAAGTAAGCAGTAGCAGAACCTGTGCCATCTCCAAAACCTGCAATATATTTTCTAAATGGAGTGAATTGTGTTGGAGTACCACCGATAGTTGTTACATCTATTTCTTCTCTAGATATTTCAAATGTCCATTCTCTGACCTGTGTAACGCTACTGAAATCTGCATAGGCTACCTGAAACTCATTAGGAGATGCTGCTGTTCCAACATCAGTGATATTTAATGCTGAACCACCAGAAGTTGCTGACACCTGTAATGCTCCTGTTGTGGCTGTATATGCAATTACATAGAAAGTATCAGAAGTGGTCAACCCTGCTGGTAATGTACCCGTTCCAGATCCACCAGTTTGAGAGTTGATAACACTGAATTTAACAGGATCTCCTACTTTGAAGTTTAAGTAAGTCTCAACAGTAATAGTTTCAGTACCAATATTTACACCAGCTGTACCAAAAGTACCTTTAGTACCAGCAGGTTTGTAATATAAAGCTCCAGATGTTCCAGATAAAGCGGTGACAGCCATGATTCTTAAAAAGAATTGTATATCCTATACATTAGCGTGTTTTTTGCATTTTGTTAATCATAAGACAGTAGCAAAATAAGAAGTATCTATTCTACCTTCAAATAAAGGGGGATTTTCTGTAGTAGAAAATGTTGGTCCAGTAATATCACCCGTTCTAAAAAATACTCCAGAATTTGTTTTTGCAGTAGCATTTAGTGTTTCTATTACATTAACAGCAGTGGTAACTAACGTCTGATTTCTTGCAGGTCCTTTACCTTTTTCACAATAAGTACGAATAATAATTGCACCTCTTGCGTTATCAACACTAGAATTTAGAGTTACTTCATTTGTAACACCAAAAGTTACATTTACCCGTACATATTCCGTAACACTTCCTAATGGAGCAGCAGTGATGTTATCAAAGAATACTGGAACTGAAGGAGATAAGTTTGTAAAAGCAGTAAGAAGAGGATTTTCTATTGCTGCTCTGATTGATTGATAATTCATAGATATTTAATTTCCAAAATTTATACCTCGATTAAAACCTGTTATCATATTTTTTCCTATTCCTCCTCCTCCAGTATATGTATTATACCAATCTAATTCTGCTGTACTTTGACCCTGACCAGGTTCACCTGTTAATTCTCCTCTAAATGTTTCTCTTGTATTATCTCTTTTACCTGTTTCTACGGGAGCTTTATTTGGTGTTCTTTTTACAGCAAAATGAGGACTAAATCGACCTTGAACTAAATCTAAAGCATAAGGTGCATAATCAGATTTGTTTACAATTTCAAATACTTTAACTCTTCCAGCTTCTTTTTTATCTA